GCCCGATCGACCTTATTCTGGTCGATGAGGCGCACGCGATCAGCCGAAACTCCGACACGCTTTACGGCAAGTTCTTCAAAAAGGTACGCGAGATAAACCCAGAAAGCCGTACTGCGGGCACAACCGCAACGGATTATCGAACTGATTCAGGCCGTCTAACCGATGACATCGATGATGGTAGCGATATGGACGAAGCCACGCGGGCAGCGCTCGCCGAGGCTGGTGTCGCTAAGCCTGCCAAGTTCAAGCTGTTCGATGATGTCGTCTATGAGGCCTTCCTGCCTGACCTGATCGAACAAGGATACTTGTCGCCGATCTCGACCAAGAACGTCAGTTCAGTCATCGACCTCAAAGGCATGCACACACGTGGCGGCGAGTTTGTGCCAGGCGAAGTGTCGAATGCTGCCGACAAGATTATTGTCGATGGCGTTGCTGAAGACATCGCGAAAGGCGGCAATCGACGGGCCGCCATGTTCTTTTGTGTCAGCCAGGAGAACGCGGAGAAGGTATGCCGAGAAGTCCGCAGGAACGGCAAGACGTGCGAACTCCTGACCAGCAAGAACCCAGGCGAACATGCGAAGATCATCGCCGATTTCTGGGCTGGCCGCGTCTGGGCTTTGGTCAGTGTCAATATGTTGACAACTGGGGCTAATTTTCCTTTCGTCGACATGATTTCCATCTATCGAAGCACGAAAAGCCCCGGCCTTATTGTTCAGATTATCGGCCGCGTTACACGCTTGTTTGCTGGTAAGACGGACGGGTTGGTGCTCGACCATGGGAACAATTTATCGAGATTCGGACCAATCGATCTTATCCGACCGAAGGCTCCCGGCTCTGGTGATGGCACGCCTCCTCAGAAGATTTGCCCGACCGACAAGGCAGACATCAATGGCAAGTTTGGCTGCGATGAAATCCTGCTAATCTCGGTCATGACATGCACCAAATGTGGCTACATCTTCCCGCCAAACGAGGAAGAGAAACTTACGGCGCGCGCCGCGGACGCTCCCGTCATCTCGACAGAAAAGCCTTGGTATCCAGTGAATAGCAGGACGTTTCGGCATCATCCTGGGAAGGAAGGGAAGCCTGATTCTGTCAAGTGCACGTATCTTGTCGGGCTTAAGTCGGTGAACGAGTGGCTTTGCTGCGCTCATACCGGATTTGCAAAGACGAAGGCGGATCGATGGTGGCTGGCGCACGGCGGCGCTCGGCCATTTCCGAAAAGTGTCATCGAATTTTTAGAGCGCCAGCATGAGGTTTTGTCGACGGCAGAAATCCAGTTGGATTATGCCAAGAACCCGAAATATCCCGATGTCATGGCGCACCGCGTCGGTCCTGCCAACGACAACGTGCCGGTTGCGGCCAATGATAACGGCGGGCGGTGGAGCGACATTGACGACGACATACCTTTTTGACGTTGACAAATTTGTAAGTTTACATAAAGGTGACACTACCAAACCACCACAAGAGGAGACTATGATGACCCAACTGAATTCTGTCGTTCAATCCAGCCTTGCCGGTATCATCGGCATCAATGAAAACATCGCTCGTCTGCAGGAAGAAGCTAAGACGGCCCGCAAAGCGGCCATCGAGCCATTCCTTGCTGCGCTTGCCGCATCTGGCGAAGTATCCCTCATCGTCGTACGCGGATCGACACCCGGCTTCAATGACGGCGAGCCGTGCGAACACTCCGCCGATATGTTCGTCAACATCAAATCGGCGAAGGAAGAAGAGCTTGACGAAGGCGATCTCGGCTTTGAACTTCCCGAAGAACTGGCCGAAGGTATCAAGCAGGAGCAGACGTGGAACCGCGAGACCCGCAGCCATGTCGTCGATGCGACCGCCCTCGCTGACAACATCGCCCTTTGCCGTGAGCACGGCCACGTTTACGCCGAACCGTCCGCAGACATCATGAAGGCTCTAACGGCTGTCATTTTCGACACGGCCGAAGAAGAGAACGACACTAACTACTTCGTCACCTACGTCCTGAAGGACGGCAAGTTCGAGGTTAATACCGGCGAATACGACTGCGGCTACTGATCACCACATGAAGACGATGACCTTCAACAGTAGGAAGCCTTTCACAACCAATCTCGGGTTCATCCCCGAGGTTGGTGACTGGCCTGCCGACGACTGGAAATATGCCGACGTCGAATTCGTCTACCAGCGCACGAGCGATCTTGTGCGCAAGGTTATTGAAGCTACGCCGCTTACCGGGCGTTTCAAGCGGGTGTTGATTGACGTGAAGGTGCAGGATCTAACGCCTGATATCTTCTCATGCATTCCAGGCTGGCATTTGGATGGCGCGTTCCCGAAAGATGGATTCGAGCCAGACCATCATCACCTGTTCGTCATGAACGGGCCTCTGACCGAGTTTATCGCCGAGCCTGTAGTGTGCGACGTCGGCGAGGTGGTCGATATGCCAGCCATCCTGCGACAGATCCCGATCGACGTTCGGATAGATACATGCGCGCCGAACGCAATCACGACCTTTACCAGTTTCGATTTTCACCGTGGCGTCAAAGCCACGGCGGCAACCAGAAGACTGCTTGTCAGGCTGACCGAGACAAATACTGTGCTGGCGCTGAACAGGCCGAAGGCACCAAGTCAAGGCGCACGTCGCGCCACATAACCACAGCGCCTACCAAGCGCGAATGCACCACAAGAGGAGATTGAGATGACGAAACTTACCGACCTGCTCGGCGCCAGAAGATTGGACGCCGTCGACTTCGACAACGAGAAAATAAAGGAAGCCTACGGAGACGGGTACGAAGACTCGTCTGTTTGTCGCTTCCGGCTCGACGGTGTCGTCTACATCGCGATCGAAGACCCGTCAGACGGCTATCGCAGCAGCATGCGCACGCTGACAATCTCCAATGACGCAAACATGGAGAACGTGTTTCCGCCCATCGACGTGATCGGCAAGCACCGAGACGCGAACGAATACGGTGACGTCGACGACGTTCTGGAGTTGGTTGACGCAGTCACAGGAAAGGTTGTTCTTGAGGTTGGAACTGACAGATCGGATGATTATTATCCAAGTTTCGTCGCCAGCTTCCATCCTGAGAACATGGCCACCAACGCTGATATTGTTGCGGCAGAGGAAGCAGCAAAAGAATCGGCGAACGGCTGGATTGAGTGGACGGGTGGCGATTGCCCGGTCGACGAGGATGCAATAGTCCAGATCAAGGCGGGTTTTGATCCAGATGGCGAACCCGCGCCTGCGCGCTTCTGGTCATGGGACCACGACAGGCCTCTTCGCGACTGCATCATCGCCTACCGCGTGGTGACAGCATGAGCACCTTCGACCCCACAGCCATAGCCGGCCTAGGCCATAACGCCCCACCAGAACCCGCCTACCTCGCCATCTTCGAACAGATCGACGATCTTTTCGCAGAAGCAACCAATTTTGCCGACGGCGAGCCTATCTCATCGCAGCCGATCGCCGACGCCATGACCGAACTGCACGACAAACTTCATGCGCTCGGCAAGCAGGCCGACGAGTTGCGCGTCGAGGAAAAGAAACCGCTGGATGAGGCTGTGGCCGCAGTGCAGGCACGGTTCAATCCATATATCCAACCCAAAAAAGGCAAGGTCGATCTAGCCAAGTCCGCCCTTGGTGCGTTGCTCACGCCGTGGCGCGCCGCAAAAACCGCAGCAGCCCAAGTAGAAGCCACCCGCATAGCCGCCGAGGCAGAAGCCGCTACCCTTGCCGCACAGGAGGCGATACGGCAGTCGAGCGGCAACCTCGCGGCAAGGGCGGACGCGGAAGAGTTGCTTCTGGATGCTAAAAAGCTTGAGAAAACTGCCAGCCGTAGTTGGAGGGCGGCGACGGTTGGGACTGGGTTGCGTACCAGCTACCGGGCTGACCTTGTGAATATCGACGAGGCGTTGGACCATTATTGGAAGACACACAAGTCATCTTTCGAAGACATGGTGCGCGAGCTTGCGGCCGCAGATGTTCGTTTCGGTGTGCGGACGATTCCGGGGTTTAATGTGGTTGAGGTGAAAAGCGCATCATGAGCGATAAACCGACAATTCATTATCTGCGTGAGTGCTTTGATCACGACGCAGAAAACGGCATATTAATCTGGAGGCATAGGCCCAGAAGACACTTTTCAACTGAGGAATCTTGGTTGATGTCGAAAGCCAGGGACGCAGGAAAGCCAGTAAAAGGAGGCATGAACAGCGGTTACATGACTGTTCAATTGCGCGGCAAGAAGTATAAAATGCATCGCGTCATATGGGCTATGATACATGGCATTGATATGGACGACGTGCCTCCTGCGATAGACCACATAAACCTAGACAAGACGAATAATCGAGAGGCGAATCTACGTCCGGCTACATGGTCCGAAAACTGCATGAACAAGGGATTGCAAGAAAACAACACCAGCGGTTTCAAGGGCGTTCATTGGCATAAATTTAACCAGAAATGGGCAGCCAAGGTGAAGATAAAAGGGAAGCAAATTCATCTTGGCTACTTTGCAACCCCAGAGGCGGCCAGCAAGGTAAGGGAGGCTGCGGCAAACGACATACACGGAGAGTTTGCGCGCCACGCTACGTACTTAGATGATGTAGCCTAATCGTCAGATAACGCCCCACCACCCCCCCCGTAACCTTCACGCGTCATATCTAACCAATAAGACGCGCCACCACGACGACAACGAACTATCGCGCATGTGAGATGCGCGATAGTTACCGGCCACCCACGCACCCGTTCGGGAACAAAACACCAAAAAGCGCCTCACCAGCGTCAAATGTTCCCGATCGGTGTCAACCAGCCCAAGACGGCCACCACCACACGTCACCATGAGGAGATATAGAATGAGAGTAGAGCGCATCGGCGATGCGACGCTGTATAATGCGGATTGCCTCGAGGTTATGGCTTCGTTGGAGGCTGTCGATCACGTCATAAGCGACCCGCCTTATGAAGAAAGTTTGCATGCGTCGAAGAATAGTCTGCGCGGACGGGTCCGCGCAGATAAGGGTCCAGACCTAAAAGGCTTGGATTTCTCTTCTATCGACACCATCCGCCAGTCAGTTGTAGATGCTGCCCACCGCGTCTGCACCGGCTGGTTTATCGCGTTCTGCACCATTGAAGGCGTCGCATATTGGGCAGAAGCAATCAATGCCTCACCAATGAAGTACAAGCGCGGCTGCCTGTGGGTTAAGCCTGACGCGACACCGCAGTTAAACGGGCAGGGACCGGGGCAGGGCGCGGAGTGCTTCGTCACCGCATGGAATGGCACCGGCCACGCCAAATGGAACGCAGGCGGCAAGCGTGGCGTCTATACCCACCTCACCAACCAGCGCGACCGCGATGGCCGTCACCCCACAGAAAAGCCCATCCCGCTGATGCGAGAGCTTCTGCAGGACTTTACCAACCCCGGCCAGACAATCCTAGATCCTTTCATGGGCAGTGGCACGACTGGCGTTGCGTGTGCCAAGATGGGCCGGAAGTTTATCGGCATTGAGCTGGATCCGAAGTATTTCGACGTGGCTTGCGACCGCATAGCGAAAGCTTATGCGCAGGGTGACATGTTTGTTGACCGGCCGAAGAAGGTGAAGCCGGTTAGCATGTTCGACGCGTCACCAGTCGGTGACAACGACAACACCCCCACCCAAGCCACCCCCTCCGCGGTGGCAGCATGACCAAACTCCCAACCGGCCGCCCGATACTGCCGTTCACACCGACGGTTGACGAAAACCACAACCCCACCGTCTGTAAAGTTTGCGGGATGTACGCGATAGGACTCGGCCGCAGCACGCCGGGCTCAAAGGATCCAGGATTTCTCTGCAAGCCATGTATCGTCGCAACAGGAGACCTCACGAAGTTGGACAGAATTAGCTTGTACGAAGTGAAGGCGCTCGAGAAGGGCGTCGAGGCCGTCGGCGAGTGGATCGCCGCCAATGGTGGCGTGACCGAGCTAGCACACTATGACGAGCTCATGCAGTTAATGCTGGTGCGCGCAGCATGGGAAGGCTGTGCTCAGGGTGTGCGGGAGGCTTTGCGCGAGGCGCCGTTTTGAGCGCCTACTACAACGAGATCAACCCATTCGCTGCAGCTTGGCTGCGAGAACTAATCAAGGAGGGCCACATAGCCCCTGGAGAGGTGGATGAACGCTCAATTATCGATATTCGACCTGAAGACCTCAGAGGATTCAACCAATGCCACTTCTTCGCCGGGATCGGCGTTTGGAGCTACGCACTCCGCCGAACCGGATGGGCGGACGACGCGGCCATATGGACAGGATCATGCCCTTGCCAGCCTTTCAGCGCGGCAGGCAAAGGAGCAGGGTTTGATGACGAGCGGCACCTCTGGCCGCACTTCCACTATCTCATCGAGCAGTGCCAGCCTGCAGTCGTCCTTGGCGAACAGGTTGCGAGCAAAGACGGCCTTGCTTGGCTCGACCTTGTACAAGCTGACATGGAAGCTACGGGATACGCCTTCGGGGCGGTTGATACCTGCGCTGCGGGCTTCGGTGCGCCCCACATCCGGCAACGGCTTTATTGGATTGGAGAACGAGGCGTCGGCCAGGCCGACGCCTGCTGCTCGCGACTTCAGGAGCAATTCGGCGTCGAAGGAGCACTACAGGAAGCGGGCAGCGCATCCGCGAGGCAAGCCGCTGAGCGAGTTTGCGCACCAGATGTTGTCGGGTTGGCCGACCTGCACGGTGACAAATCATGGCAAAGGCGAAACTCCAGAGAGGCGACAGGAGAAGGGATTCGGTCTCAACCTAGCGGACGCGGCGTCAGTTTCGGGCTGGCCGACAACGAGTTGCAACAACGATCGATCCGCGCGTCCGGTAGTGATGTACCGGGAGGACGGAAGCAAGAACCAGCAGCGACTTCAGGATTTCGCAGCAATAGCGGGCCCAGCCCGACTAACGGCCTCTGGGGAGATCCTGACTGGCTCTTCTGCCGGGATGAAAAGTGGAGGCCAGTTGAACCCGGCACATTCCCGCTGGCTCATGGGGCTCCCGCCAGAGTGGGACGATTGCGCGGTTATGGCAATGCAATCAATGCCGAACAGGCGATCGGCTTCATCGAAGCGTACATCGATGCCCGCCGCCAACGACAATTCACCGCTCGGTGACACCAAGGAAGCAGCATGAGCTACGATATCAAAGCAATCCCGACCATCTACGCTGGTGTGCAGTTCCGGTCGCGCCTTGAAGCGAAGTGGGCTGCTTTTTTCGATTTGTGCGGGTGGGGATGGGATTACGAACCATTCGACTTAGATGGGTGGGCGCCAGATTTCATGTTGAAAGGAAAGATCAAGACTCTGGTAGAGGTTAAGCCGATTAATTTTGCTCAAACAGAAACAGGCGCCATGACCCAGGCCAAGGCGCAAGCGGCGAAGGCATTCAAGACTGCCTCAGCAGTCTGTGAGAATAAGCCGTCAGGGCCACTCTCTCCGCCGCCGCAGTACGAGATTATCGTCATCGGCAACGGACCATTTGAGAACGAAGGTTCGTGGTCACTCGGCGTCATGGCTTTGGAGAAAATGATGGGCCATCACGATGTCGCAGATCTATTTTTCGGTCGTCTCAACCGCCTAGATTATGCAGCAAGATGCGGCAGCTACCAATACCGTATCGGAGGCGAGCACGACGGAGATCACCACCTGTCACGCATCAGTGACACGACACCACAGGACGTGTGGCGCGAAGCCTGCAACATTGTCCAGTGGAAGCCACCGGTGGATGGTGATGCCGTGCGCATTGATAGGCCGAGAATGGGTAGAGCCAGTGAAAGGTACAATTACCACGGCCCGTATCCTACCGACGAGCAAATGAAAGACTTGGCACGTAAGCTTATAGAGAACGGTGCCAACCGGAGGAGTGCAGCATGAATAGCCCCTACGCACAGGTTGCCCAACGCCTTGTTGATATGGGCTATTCTGCAATTCCTGTTCTCCCCGGATCGAAGCGTCCAGGACAATACGTCAGCAAGGTATGGTATGGAGAAAACGACTGGCAAAGGTTCGGCGATCGGCTACCGACGAAATACGAGGTTCCGATTTGGGCAAAATGGCCAGATTCTGGCGTGTGCATTGTCCTCGACGACACCATCAAAGTCGTTGACATCGACTCTGATGACCAAGCATTGATCGACGCTGTTATGGCGGCGCTCCCGGCGTCCAGCGTGCGCAAGCGGGGAGCAAAGGGCTTTTCAGTTTTCTATCGAGGATCGCCCGATATCGTATCGAGGCCATTCAACATCAAACCAAGCAGCCACGCAAAAGCTGTTCGGGCTGTTGATCTTCTTGCCAAGGGCAGGCAGACTGTGCTGCCGCCCACGATCCACCCAGAAACAGAGCAGCCATATGTATGGATAGACGATGATTCCCTAGCCGATCTTGAGCCCCGCGACCTTCCTGAGTTGCCTAATAATGTTGCGGATCTAATAGCGGCGGCGCTTGAGCCGTTTGGCTTCACCGAGGAGGAGGTAAAGCGAGACTTCATTGGCGTCGAGGCCGGAGATAGTGTGTGGCGCGAGATCAAGGATCTTGCGCTTGCCAATCTCGACATGTGGGTTCCGGACCTCGGCATTCCACTTGCCAAGCGATCGCCAGGCGGAACATACAGAGGCGCGGCCGTCTGGCGAGGTGGTGACGGATTCAACGTGTCGTTCCATCAGGACGGCATCAGGGACATGGCGCAGGACATGGGCCTAACTCCTATCGATGTCGTCATGAAGGCCCGCGGCATGTCCGACATGGATGCTTTAGCGTGGCTGAAGAACAAGCTTGATTACGTAGATCCGTGGCTTCCTGATATCGACTTCGCCAGCGTGATCCGCAATGGATATGCGAAGCAAGGGCAGGTATTAGTCGATGAGGCTGAACTGGTCGATCCGACACCTGTAGAAGAAGTCGACACAGGCGATACTGAAGACTACGAGGAACTGCCAGTCGTCGTGCCCGGAGACGGGCTGCCGCCGCATCTGTGCGAAGTCCCAGGCCTGGTCGGAGATATCGTGAATTGGATCAACAGAACGGCACGCAATCCGTCTCCGACACTAAATCTTGGGGCAGCTCTATCTTATGTCGGCGCGCTTGCTGGGCGGAGATATGAAGGACCGACGAAACTTAGATCCAACGTTTATGTGGTGGGATTGGCGGCATCCGGCTTCGGCAAGGAGCACCCGCGAGCGGCGATTAAATCGCTAGCCAGCGCAAGCGGCACTCTCGCAAAATTCTTTGGCGGTAACAAAATATCGTCATCTTCTGCCCTGCGAAACCGCGTCAAGCAGAACCCGTCGCTTGTCTACATGATCGACGAGTTCGGCGGATTTATGCGTAAGGTTACATCGCCAAAGTCTGGCAACCATGAGAAGGAAATCGCGGAAGACTTGCTCGAGATGACCGGAACGGCAGCGTCTATCTTCATGGGCGCAGACTACGCGCAGAATCTTGCCGAGCCGATCCACAACCCGAATGTCTGCATCTATGGCACATCGACACCGGACGCATTCTGGAAGGCGCTGGCCAGCGGCAGCGTTGCAGACGGCTTTCTTCCACGCTTCATCATGTTAGACGCGGGCACACAGCGGCCACCCCCTCGCGATCCGCCATGCAACGTGGATAATCCGCCAGCGCAATTGGTAGAGGCAATCCAGGACTTTGTGGTCCATAAGTTCGGTGTAAAACTTAATGGCATGACGTCGAACGGAACAACCAGTTGCAAGACAATAAAGGCAACATGGGGAGATGGAGCTAAGCGTGTTTTTGACATGCTTGTAGACCGAATGTTCAAGACAATGGATGTTGGATCGAAGGATCTTGAGCCGATATATGCGCGTGTTGCGGAGAACAGCATGCGCCTTGCATTGATTGTTGCAGCCGGCGCGGATCCGGAGAGGCCGGTAATCACCGAAGGCATAATGCAATGGGCTGCAGAGGTGGCCATGAGGTCATCTACTATGCTCATAGAGCAGGCCGAGGAGCGTATGGCGGACAACGATCGCCAGGCTGAATACAAGCGTGTCAGATCCATCATAAATCGCGCTGGTGGCGTCGGCACGGTTGCAAACCAGGTGGCGCGTTCGCTCAACGGCGTTATGGATCGACGTCGCATGCACGACATCATCGAGCAGCTAGTGGAAGCCGGGAACGTCGTTGAGGGCATCGTGAAGACAGCCAACGGTCGGCAGGTAAAGCGACTATGGAGCGACCGAAATGCACCTAGAATATTAGAAGATGCTTAATGAATTGGGGGCGGAAAAGGGCGGAAGCTTCCGCCCCCAATTCGGCAAAAAACGCTAATTGGGGGCGGAAAAGGCGGAAATGTTTCCGCCCCCAATTATTACTAAATTATATAATAATATCATATATATAGTGAATTGGGGGAGGAAAAGGAGGAAGATATCTTTCTAAGTGGATTTATGTAATAGTGTAACGTATTTTTGGGGTATATCACGCGAGTCCGCCTCCGCCCCCAATTCACCAACCAACCAACCACCCACCACACAGGAGACCACCATGGCCCGTACCACCACCGCCAAGCGCCGGACAGTTCAGACTACGCGCCTCAATGGCGCTAAGGTTCGCTTGATCACTAGCACCGACGGCAAGATCACCGTGAAGGCTGCACCGGTCGAGGAATGGCTGTTGCAGGCGGCGGCCGTTCGCGCCTTGAAGGCCATGCCGGAATATGCGGCTACCGCCGATAAGGTTGCAGCGAACACTGCACGCGGCCTGCCAAGCTTCACCATCGCCGGAGACATGAACGGAGACTACCGCAGCAAGCGTGCCGCCGTGAAGGCCCAGGCGACAGGCATTGCGGCCGGCGATCCAGATCTGCGCGTCTACCTCCCCAACGGCGTGCTGCGCCTCATTGAGTACAAGAACGCGGAAGGCTCGCTAACGGCCAGCCAGAAAATCC